GGGCGCCGGTAGGCGATTTAGGCTAATGGGCCGTGGTGTGGGGCTTACCCCACTACCACATAGGCCGCGGCGTACCACAGATCATCGTCCGTGGGAGAGACTACGCCGCTCAATTCAACCTCGCGCCCCTGATCAATGAGGCGCTCGGCACGAAGCTGGTCCTCTGGCGAGATACCATACTTCCGGGCATACTCCGCGCGCGTGAGGTCCGAGATGCGCGGGGGCGACTCTACGAAATCCGGTGGTGGGAGGCCATGGTAGCCATCCTTCATGTACCGCGGCGTGGCGGCAGGGAAATTCACCCTGACCCACCTGACCGCCTCGTAGGCCAACTCTGATACAATGGGGCAATTAGGCGTCTCGTACAGACACGATAGACCCTTAGCGAGCAAAAGCTCGGCCATTATCTTTGGACCAGCGTTAATGAAGGAATAAGTCCAACCGAATTTTCGGAGGAAGGAACGGGGATCCCTGACGATTGCACCGCCACAGATCTGCAAGCCGCAGAAACTAGCATCGGTCGGGAAGTCGACTTGACTCGACTCTATAGTGAACCCGACCAGGCTATACCACTCAGGTGAGAGCTCTGCGACTGTCGCAAACAGACCGTCGTCGCCCTCTATGTAACCTTGGATGTGGTGCCCCTGCAAGTGCGCCACGAACCTCGACAGCATGAGGTTAGTGAAGCCGTTCCCCAGTGAAGTACACATGTCACCAGACATACGCCGGGCCTGGACTGTCATCTTAAGGCCCGCACGTGAATGGATCCTGTTGGTGCCGGTAATCGTATCACACAGGAAGCTGAGTTGATCCTCAGGCAACCACGGAAGACACGCTCTGTACAATTGACACTCGCAGGCCTGCATAATAGGTCTGGTGAAGTGGCTCTCAAACCCCGTATAGTCCGTCTCATAATACTTGAGACCGTGCCTGACGAGACCGGCAATCATGCTGGGCCTGTCTGGCACTGGGACATGCTTGATAAACATCGGGGTGCCGTCGTCGTTCTTGAAATGATAGTAGACGACATTCTCGATGGCCTTAAACAAAGGCCCGGACCACACCTTGAAGTAGTCTGACCGACTATTTATGAGTCTCATGAACTTAAGCAAGTCATAAGGTTCACTCTTCCCAAACATATCAATGTGGGAAGCCTGT